AGCGAGCCATTTGAGATGAAACGTTGAGTCGCCGCGTATTGATGGAAGTGCCCGTGCAGCAGAGTCTTGTAGGGCTTGTTCAACTGCGACTGCAATGACCGCTTTTTGTGATCGCCGCGAATGATTGGACCGAATGACCCAATAATCCCGTCGCCGCCCTTTCCAAGTTGGTCCCCGTGACATAGGTGATACGGATGCTCAAACACCTTGTACGTCATGCTCGCACTGATCGGAGCGTCAATGACAACACGGTCATCGCCCTGGAAGCGAAGCACGAGGAACTGGTACAACAACCAATCAAGGTTCGTCTCATTACGCTGCTTGGCACGAGGCTTGCGACTCGTTCTCCCGTGATTCCCAGGCTCACACGGCACGTAGACATGCCCGAACTCATTGCGAAGTAATGTAATCGCCGCGATAAGTGCCTGCAGCAGATCAAGCAACGCAGGGAATGTCGGAAACTCGTTCGTTTCCTTCAACTCGTCGTGGATATCCCCTGCGAGCATGTCACCGGCGATAGCAAGAATGAACCCTGGATAGGTTATATTTTTGAGATTATCGTGCAGCAACGTGACGGACTTCTCGATGACGTTGCGCAATCGGCGATTCGCGATGTCGATGTTGTATTCGTTGACGCCAGACATCGCCTTGCTATCAACGACCTCGGCCCAATGTAAGTCGGACAGCATGAGCGTCGGGACGGAAACCGTTTCACCTTTTCGCTTCTGGCGAGTTGTCAACCACTTGGGGACAATCAACTTTGAGTAGTCATCCTTGATTTCGAGAATCTTGGACTTGACGTATTTCGCGTCGAGAGTTTCCTTACGTTGAGCCGCCAGTTGCGTTTCAAGCTGTCGGATTCGACCAAGTAATTCGACGTTCTCACCGGCAGGTGTGTCATCAGCGAGGCTTAAAGGTTTGGTCTCAAGAGCACGGTCGACGCGATTCCTGAATGTCTCTCTTGGTATCCCGAGTACCCTTGCCCCCTCAGTGTAATTGTGGCCGCACTGCTCAAAGACGCGGATTGCCTCCGACTTTAGTTTGTCCGAAAGGGGCTTCGTCGCCATCACTTACCGCCATTGAGTCTTTTAGCAACGGGGCAACTGTCGGCACACGGGGGGTCATCTGTGCCGTTCTGACGGTGTTTCACCAACGGTGCGATGAGCTTGCGGAGAGCGATCAGAGTGATGATGATTGTATAAAAGATGGTCAGGGCTACAAGCCACTCTGAAAGCGGAATACCGAAGATGGTCATTCCGCCGACGACAACAGGAGGGGTTCCCTGGACAACGTCAGATATTCTCAAGTTGTCTTTTAACATCTGGCCCTCGTCAAATTTCGGACTTCAACACCGTACCGTTGTTATCCTACCTGTTTGTTGTACTTCGAGCAAGTAGTTCACTCCGGTTTGACCGGCCAGGTAATAACTACAGGATACCCCGGCTGTGCGGGTACATCGCGGAGTGCTCTGCGATACGGAACCCATGCCTCGCGCAATTGCTCGTCGACATCTGGGAGTTGTGTCCAGTCACATTCAGCGAGCAGCGTGTCTCGCTGAGATCGCATCTTGGTAGCGTGAACCTCAACGTTGTAACTCCATTCGAAGTTAACCCACTCGTGGTATTCGGATGGCCGTTCTGGTTTCTCGACAAGTTTTCCATCTCTCATATAAAACTTCGAGACCTCGAAAACACCTGTTTCTTCGACGTCCACGCAAATAAGACCAACAGGTACATCGGACTCACTGGCAAAACTCGCTGAATAGAGAATATTCCCCGCAGTGTCGACGCTCAAATGAAGTTTCATATATACCCCGATATCAAAGTGCATTGCGAGCCGATCTGACTGTAACTTCCAAGTGACATCGGCATATACGTAGGTGTAAAGGCGATCTCGTTAAGCCTGATCCTGGTCTCGCTCAAAAGAGTGAACGACTGACCATAGATGTAGTAATACGAACCTGATGTGAACATGCGGGTCAAATTCGGCCCGACCATCGCGATATACCGGCTACCAAACTCGGGCGTCGGAACTGTGAATTCTTGAGCACCAGAAACAACCGAATAGTTGATGACCGTATCGATGTTCATGAACAGGTCTTGTGAAGTAAACAGAACCTCTCCTGACGACCCGTACACATTGAGTCCGAACGACCCTGCCACCGGGGCGACAAGCCCTGTACTACTGATCACCTGATAGGACAGCGAAACTTCTGGTGCTCCGTTTGAATTACCTGAATAGGCCCAAAATCTGTCTGTGTACCTTGTTCCGACGCGAAACGGCACACCGTATCCTGACGGGCGTATAAAGACGATCGGCGGGATTGATTGCGCTGGAAAATAAACCGGGCCAGGCGTCGACATTGAACCCGACTGGATGACCCGAAAACGGGCATAGGTCTCGTCAATCTTGACGAAGCCGTTCGGGTTCTCAATGAGAATACCGTTCGCCATTTAGCACCGCGCAACCACAACTGTACCGCTTGCCGAAAGGAGCAGATTGGCACTTCGTACTCTGATGTAGCCAACCATGACGAGCGCAACGGCGTCGGAACTGTCACAAAATGCGGCCCATGTCCCGTCAGGCGTGCACCCTGGGACGGAGATGTCGACGTAGCTGTTAGCACCAACCGAAAAACTCGCGTAGCCGATATGCCGCAACAGTCGACTTGTCAGTGAGAGCGTCAAAGCCCCTGAACCGTTTCGTATTTCCAGGCCGAATGCCATGATGTCAGGCCGAGAGGTCGCCGATCTTGACGCGGATAACCCCGTTCGCGTCGTACACTTTGATCACGTTGTTTCGAGTTTCGACCCGCGCCCCGCTGTCAGCGGACTTCACCACGACGTTGCCTGACGAGTCGACAATAAACTTTCCTCCGATATTAAGGGAGCCACCCGTAATCGCACCAAGGTTGGCCGAAATCGCGGCAAGATTGGTCACGCTGATCTTATCTGACGTCACTGCACTGGCCGCGATCTTATCGACCGTCACGGCGTTGGCCGCGATCTTGTCGGCAGTCACGATGTTCGCGTTGAGTTTGTCGGCGGTAATCGCGTTGGCGGCAATCTTGTCGGCGCTAATCGCGTTGGCGGCAATCTTGTCGGCTGTCACAGCCAACGCAGCGATCTTCGCGGCTACCACCGAGTTCGCCGCGATCTTCCCGCTCGTTATCGCGTTGTCTTCGATCTTAGTCTCAGTTACCGCATTTTCGGCGAGCGCGGCAGAATCGACAGACCCGGCAACGAGCGTCGTTGCTGCTATCTCACCGATGATGTCCCCGGCGAGCACACCTGTTTGCCAATCTGTCCCGTTCCATAGGTACAGCTTGCCGTCAGTCGATAGCCGCAGAACCTCGCCACCCGGTGTCGGTGTTGCTGGAAGCGCGTCGACGGTCTGGACGCCTGCTGCAAAACCGGCTCGTGCGTAGGCGACATCCGACCATTCGGACAACTGCCCTGCAGTGTCGTTCACTCTGACCCAATACCAACGGTGAGCGCCGACCTCGGTTAATTCGTGCGTGTAACTTTGTACTGGGTAGTCCTCGTACCGGAGAACCGTACCTTCACTGAACACGGGAGATTCGGATACCCATATTTCAGTTGACTCGATATTCGACCGCCCATCGCCGAACATCCAGTCAAGCATGATGCTGAACGTCCCTTTCGATGCGATGAGCGTTGGTTTCGCCGGTGGACCTTCGATAAACGTGCCGCCTGTTACGACGAGACGATTGACGACATGAGACTGCGCATAAAGCGATTCAACACCGTCGCGAACCGATACGAGATCGAACCGGATCACGCTCAGACTGCCGTGCGCGATGTCGTCCGACGTTGGATACGTCCAGCTTGTCGCCCCGCCCGAGAGGTCATATGTGGCAAGCAACGTTTCACCGTTGTACGCCCGCACGCGATACGTCACTCCGGGTTCAGGACCGATACTCGCCTCAGTGAACGGGACCATCGAGACAGTCTGAGCAACCCGGTCGCGGTGTGACCAGGAAAGCGTTATTGACGGCCCACCGATGGACGCCGGGTAGTATGCACCGTTGACCTTGAAACCCCCCGGTGGGTAGGGGCGGGTCGCCCGATTGGCAAACGTCAGAATGTCAGGCTCGGCATCCTGTAGATCGAGCGTGCCGATACCTGTCGCTGGACGGGGGCGGTAATAGACGATCTCGCCTGCCGTTCGTTCGGTTGGGTCGTACGCGGCACCTGGACCAACAAAGAACACCCGAGTACCTGCCGCGTGACTCAGCGGGACCGTATCGAGAATACCTCTCCCGATCGTCGCTGCGCCGGTAGTCGGGTCAATCCCTTCGACCGAAACACACTCATTCCCGATATAGGCATAACCGCCCTCCCACGACAATACGGTGTCTTCAAGATCGTACGCGCCCGATAGCACGATTGACGTGGACATTTTATCGAGCGGATTGGCAAGCAGCCCTGTCGGCAAGAAATGCCCCGTTGCAACATCACTATAATTGACGTCATTCGCCGAGGCACTGAGCACAAAGTTGAACGGCGATTGTGTTGCCCCACGGCACGCGAGGAAGACACCAAAGCCGAATTCATCAATCAAGTTCGCTTGGTTGGCGAGCGTGAGGTTGCGAACGACGTCCCAGTACGTCGCTTCAACGGCCCGTCCTGCATCAACGGCGACGGGCGGCACCACGTTATCGACCCACTGGTTAGGTTGAGAACTAGTGTACCCACTGGTCGGAAGGCCAAAAATATCCTCGACAAGTTTGACCGTGATCGTCGATGCCGTGAGTGTCCCCTTTTGGATATCGACAATACGGAATGGGACTTTCGTCATCCCGAGGTCCGACCACGACAGGGCTACGACCTCGCCGATTTCTTTGTCCCATGCTGAACGATTGCAGGTGACGGTGACTTGGGCGAGCGCCGATGTGAGAATCTTGAGATCACGCATGGCGACCCTGGCGGCAAGCCCCGCGTCACGGATACCCTCGTAGTTCTTTGTCGTGCTGACAACCCGACCTTGCGCGTTGATATTCGCGATGTTCTGGACAGCGATCGGGACACTTCTCCCTTCTCTGTCCGTGTACATCACGACAACCTCGTTTGCCCCATCGCCGAGGACAAGTCGCTGAAACGATCGCAGTTCGATGACGTTCGTCTCGTTCAATTCGAGTAACGTGTTGACATCGTAGTTTGCTCTGATCAACCGTAATGTGAATTTTCCGGTGCGTAGGTCGAGCGACAATGTCGCGTTGATATGACTCAGGATGTTCTTGATGAAGTCCTCGATAGGGGACTGGACGTCCCATTCGATCGACAGTCCGAAACCTTCGTCGTGCAAGGCTTGGGCCGCATATGTGAAACTGGTCTCATCAATATCGCTCGCTGAGTAACCCATTGCGAAGTTCGGGTCAGTCAGGCATTGGTAGATGATGTGAGCCGGATTCATGTCATACGGGCCGATCGCGGCAAGCGACGAATTCCACACGACATCGTTGTGCCACCCCTTCAGAATCCGCTTGAGTTTGACCCACGGGGACTTGAAGTACGGGTTGCCCGACGACCACATGAACCGTTTGAAAACAAGCGACACGATCCCACGATAAGCGGGGCACGTCGGACCTTGAAAACTGGCGAGATATCCGTTTCGCCCCTGGTTCGCGCCACCGAGCAGAATGTCGACATCGCCGACAACACCACCCTCGCGTGAATCCCCACCGAACAACGTAGGTCTGTTGATATTGATCGTCGTGTTCGACGTAACACTACCTGCCCACGCCTCACGCTCACCGACTATGATCTGGCTGACCTCGTCAACCTCACCGATGCAAAGGGCAATCTGGATACCCATGAAATAACGGTAGCCGACAACGACGCTCTTGCTACCCCCACCTTTTCCACCACTGCTCATTGCGGTTCACCTTTCAAGCGGTTCTCGCGGGCTTCTGCAGCAGTGATCGCTCGCTTCAGCATTGCGTCATCGATATGCGTCACCTTCGAGACTTCGATCCCGTTCCTGACAAAGTCACCCCAGTCAATGCCGTGCTTAACACAGAACTCGCGTGCACCTCGATTGCAGAATGAAACAGCCATGACGTCGGAATGAAACAGTTTCATTTCTTACCGCCTCCTGACGACTTGATTTCGGTAACTTTCGGGTCGCCGTACCAAATAACATTCGGGTCTTTGATGACCACTGTCCCGAATACGACTTTTATCGTCCCACCTTCTTCTGCTGTCGGAACATCAAGAGAGCCTTCCTCCTGATCCGGTGTGCTCATGTCCGGTGCCATCGCGACCTGAATAGCAGCCGATACGACCATCATGACCAGTGCGACGACGATCTGCTCCCACATGGCAACCTCCTAGTACAGCGTCGACCCGCCGAACGGGTTTTTCCTCGGAATAAAGGGTGTCCCGCCGTGGTTCAACGAGTTCGAGAACTTCGAATGACATGTCGCAAGGGAATGGTCGCACCCTGGGTAGATCGTCACCGGACTACCTGGCACACACCCGATCGGGGTCGATACGAGCGTTATGCTGCCACTGGTGTCAGACCCGACGATCATTCGCTGTTCAACGAACCCGGTATCGACGTTCGTCCATGTTGCGAACCCTCCGTCGAAGTAGGCGTACGGAATTCCGCTCGCGCTCGGACAACTGAGTGTCAGTCCATTTACAGCCGAGACGACGTGGGTCGACTTATAGGCGTCCTTGTTGACGTTGCACTGCCCCGCCCCTTGGCGATACAGGGTCAGCGGACAGCCAACGCTGAACTTTCGACCGAGACCCGGCGTTCGTAGCGACGAGAAAACATTTTCCGAAGTGAGGACCAACCAGGGTCGCTCCCATTCACTGTTTGTCACTCTCCCTTTCCATAGCGCCTTTGCTTCAGTATCACCGAAGTGGATGGCGAACAATGTCAGGCTGACAACACCGGACGGAGGCTGTACCCTAAAAAGTTCCCCTACAGGGCAGTCATAGGGCAAGCGGACATCAATCGATGCACGACTCGCATCCCCGCTCGATTTAGGCTCGTCATGGGAGATCGGCATCGGGACATACAGGTTCCCGTCGTAGACGATATCCTCGGACGCCGTACAGTAAGACCAGCGGTTTGTCAGGAACGAGATGAGTAGCAGTTCGATCGGTTGTGCATCATCAACGCTCTCTTCAAGAACTTCGAAACTCATAGTTTGACCGTTGTGAAGGTGGTTGACGGGTCAGCGAACCCGTCAGTACGCCACGGAATAACGACCTTGTCTGTCGTCAAGCGGCATCTCGAAATCAATTGTAACCTAACGTTGTCGTCCACACCAATGGTTGTACCCAACGCGCTGTCGATATGCAATTCGGTCGTACCCGAGAAGTAGTCAGGGACGACGAAGGTGATTCGCCGATAAGCAACGCTACCCGACGGTAGACGGATCGCCAGTCTGTCCCTCGACGTATCCAGGCCGATCGTGTCACTGAAACTTGTCCCATGCACGGTCAGTATTGACGTGTTCGCTGCGTTTGACGCCGCAAGCGTAAAGTCGCGATGCCATGATGGGAGCCAGCAGGTTTTCGCTTGTCCGCGCAATCTACCCATCAGTGCTTTGAAATCGCGCACGGCGGGGCGACCCTTGAGGAACCAGGCGAACGGCCTGGATACCAGCGACGTATCTGTCACAGGTAAGTAACCAATCGGCCCGACCGTTGCGTCAATGACGTCGAAGTCGCGGTCAAAGGTATTGGTAATCGCCGATCCCCAGTTTGGCGACTGTTCAACAACCTCGACACCGTCGTAAAACACAGCCGCAGCGGTGTTCGGAACGTTCGAATAGGCTGTGTCAGGACTGGAAGAGAAAGCCAGCGTCGCCGTCAAAACGGCATCGGTGTGGCGGCTAGCTTGTACTGACGTTGCCAGGTGCGAAAGGATCAGCGGGGCAACCAGCGTGCCCGTCGACCAACTCTTCGTCAACGATGCCGCCAGCGTAAGCGTCGATGCATCGACGCTGGTTATTTCGACAACCTCGTAGATAGATGGACCCACGAACAGGATCGCATAATCGCCAGCCCGAAAACCGCTGGCAGTTGTATCACACTGGATTACGGAACTGCCTGCCGAACCAAAACTAGACAGTCGCGCCGCCTCGAACCACACCGGAACGGCGAAATGCCTGTTCAACCATGACCATAGCAAGTTCTCGAACAGACTCGTGTTGTCGCCGCCGATCAACATCGAATACTCGATTCCGCGCCTCGGCGTGTTGCGCAATGCCCGCCGCTGCTCAGTACCGTTGTGTGACCGCAGGATATCGGTTTTCCACTCAAGCGTTTCCGTTACAGGGGACGACCAGTTCGGCGGGAAGGGCCACACGCGAGCCTGTTTTCCAAACATCGTGTAGGTCTGGATCATCCCGTCGATAATTACTGACGACCCTTTTCCGATCGCCACACCACCACGACCGGTCCCGAAACCGACGCCC